TATTCTTGTACTTGAAGATTCAACAAATGCACAGAATGAAGGTAAAGTATTTTTGTTTCGATACGGTAAGAAGATTTTTGAGAAAATCGAAAGTGTTATGAACCCTGAGTTTAAAGATGAAGAACCATTGAACCCATTTGATTTTTGGTCTGGTGCTAACTTCAAACTCAAAATCCGTCAAGTAGAAGGTTATGCAAATTATGATAAGTCAGAGTTTGCTTCTCCATCTGCATTGTATGATGGTGATGATGCTAAGTGTGAGGATGTTTGGAAACAACAGCATTCACTCCAAGGTATTCTAGCTCCAGAGAACTTTAAGAGTTATCAAGAGTTGGAAGCACGTTTCAAAACGGTTACTGCTTCGGGAACGGGTAGTGATTACAATGAAACTATTGAGGAGAGTTCAGCTGAACCAGTTGCAAATGATGCGACTGAATCAACTTCTGAGGATACTTTAGAGTATTTTAAGAAACTAGCTGAGCAGTAATTGATAGAGGGGGAGTATCGTTTGTTATATTGGTGATTTGCCAGTATTATGTTGGTATCATTCCGCAGGAGCTCCGTGATACCTTGTGAAACCGTTTCGGTGATACTCCCCCTTTATTTTTATACAGTTTTCAAATCACCCTGTTTTCCAGAACCCATATCACTTGTTGCACCAGTAGGATGTTGATGTGTGTCACCACCCTTATTAACATTAGTACTTTTGTCTATTGTATTTTTTGTTACATATATTGGTTGACCGCCTTGACTTGTTGCTGCAGTATAACCAGTTTGGGCAGTACCTAGTGCTTGCGACTTTGCATCTCCACCCATACGAGCAACCAACCTATCAGCTCTTCCTTTTACTTGACCAGCCCATGCGGAATCTTTCATTTCTGCTTGTGCTTGTTTCCAATCACCTTTTTGAATTGCTTTTCTAAGATTTGCAAATTTACCTAATGTACCTTCACCCATGTTGTATGCCATGTTGGTGAGGATGCCCTGTCTATTTGGCGAAAGTTTTTTCCATGTTGCAGTACCAACATATCTTTCAGCAACACCTTTGAAGTGACCCATCTCCCCTTGCATTAATCTGGAAGCTTCTTCTTCTGTAAGGTTTGCATTGCCACCTTTTAAATCAGTAAGAGACTTTTTAATTCCAGCTGCATCCAATGCTTCTTGTGATCCAGCACGTTCAAGATTAAAACCATAACCAATAGTTTTAATCCCCATAGTATCTTCATAGACACCTTCTTCAAATCCTTCATCTGCTTGGATTTGTGCTAGTTCACCTGATTTACCTGCTTTATGTTGTTCTGCAAGTTTCTTATGCCTCAGTCTTTTATTTATTCCTTTCTGGATACGACTTACTTTTGGTTTATTTTGCTCTGCCATAAATGCAGCATGGGCACGTTTTTGTCTTTTCGATGAGCCTATTATACCAGTTTTACCTTTACCATCAGGCCCATCATCTTTAAAACTTTTTATGTATGCTTTACCTTCTTCTGTCGCACTCCATCTTCCAAAGTCTTTTTTCTTTTCTTTTTCTGGACGAGTATCAGATGGTATTACTGGTGTTTTCTTTTTTGGTTTTGCATTAGCCCATTTTAATATTTTATCGGGCACAATTATATCAGGAACTCCCTTAATCATTCCCTTTACCAAATCTTTTATTTTGCCAACTACATCCCAATCAGGCATTGAAAATTCAGGCATTTTAAAATCAAACTTTTCCTCCAACCATCCTACCGCCTTATTAACACCTCTCATTACTAATTCGCCGATACTAAACTCAGTAAATGAACTTGTATCAAAACCAAACTTATCACCGATCCATTTAACAGCAGGGTCAATTAAGAAATCTTTAAATAGATTGGGAAGTAATGTGTTCAGATTTATCAGAGTTGCTAATACTCCTGATATAGAACTAAAATCAAATAATGATTTAAACCAATCAATTAAAGGAACAAGCATAGTTCTATGCAACCAACCCGCAAAATCTGTTAACATTGATGCAGTACCCATTATCATTTCGTCTAAAACTTTTACGGGGTCAGTAAATAATAATTTAATCCAATTCCATATACCATTAAAGAAACCAGTAATACTTTTCCATATACCAGTTATCCATGTACCATCTCCGCCAAACATTTTTTCTACGGTAACTGCAAAATTACCTATCGAATCAGCGAGGAAACTACCTATATCTTTAAAGGCACCAAGTATAGCCCACATTCTATCTACCCATGACATTTCAGTAAAACCTTTAAATCTTGCAGTTAATTTTGAAAATAATTCTCCAATATTTTTAAAGGTTTGAATAAAATAATCTACAAGAGCTGGAATTGCTGTATTAGAAATCCATTCTCCTATTGTTGTAACGATAGGCTTAAGAAATTTCCATATTGCAGTAAATGCTGTCTTTAAACTTTCCCATGTTGCCTTGAGTTGCTCCATATTCATCTGAGATATCAAACCAACAACCAATGCACCGATCAATAAAAACTTTCCCTTGATTAGATTGAAAACCTTTTTAACTGTCTTCATCATACCACCCATAAAACCACCACCATCTTTATCACCATCTTTTTTACTTGAAAAAATACCTTTGAGTTTTGCAAAGAATCCTTTTTGTTGTCTAAGAGCTTCTATCCGTTCTTCACTACCTTTACCCTTATCAAATTTCTTAGCTACAGTATTATGTAATCGCCCAAAGAAAGTTTTTTCACGTTCCTGTTTCTTATCATCAGCTGCCTTTTCTGATTTAATTACTTGCTGAGCACGAGCTTTTGCTTCAGTCTCATTCATCCCTTTCATCGCTAAAAGTTCTTTTTCAAGAGCCTTTTCTCTTTGTTCCCAATCTTCCCGTCTTGCTTTTTCTGCATGAACCTTTCTATCTTTTGCCATGCGGTCAATCATTCTTATATTATGTTTTTCAATCTGTTCAGCAGTATACCCCTTTGCTTCAAGTGTTGCTTTACGAGACTCAATCAAATGCTTGCTTTGTTTAGCAACTTCTTTTGTTACTTGCTCAAGGGTTTTGTTTAGATCGTCTTTAGGGCCTGGCATCTTTTTTACCTTCGTTGTTTATTAATTATTATTGTCGTTGTTGTTCAAGTCTTGCTTTTTCCTCTGCCATGTGATTGGCTAATAATGCAACATATATACTCCGTTCCCACGGAATCATATTTTCTAAATCAGACAAAGAGTAATTATGATGTTGCATCATGGTGAAGTTTGTATTCATCATATTAGCTAATGATTCATCACAGAGGACTAATCGAAAAAAGACGATAGACCCTCCAATGTGATCTCTTCTTCATAATTGCAATTAGTTTTTTTCTTTTTTCCATCTTTGATGCTGTTGTTACATACTAAATTAATTTTATGTTGTAACTTTGGCATTGTTTCAAAGAATTCTGATAACTTCTTAAATTGAACATCTGTTAGAGCTTCTATAAATTCTCTTAGTTCAGCTTCGGTATGATCTTTATTAGAATACATTGTTTCATTATCATAGATATAATCTATACATAATTGAATAGATGTAAATAATGTTTCAACTTGATTTTCACTGCCTACCTTTTCAATTTTTGCTTGCATTGTCATGTTTGGGTATTTTAATACAATTCCTACATCATCAGTTAATTGTACCTTTGAATCATGTCCTTCTGGATAAGATATCTTAATGTCTTCTAAATTTAAATCAACTGGTAAAGATGATTCACACTTTGGACAAGAATATTTTAATTCTAATTTTTCACCTTTAGCTTTACCCCTTAACCATAGAAATATATATTCAATATCAAATATAGGCATTTCATCTACATCAAGCTTATCAAATATACAGTTTTGTAAAACATTTCTCGTCGCTGTTATTATCTGTTGTTCATCTTCACTTTCCATAGCTAATAAAAGAAGTTTTTCTTCTTTCACTAAAAAAGGTCTGTATTTTATTTCTTTACCTGATGATGGTAATTTTAAACTATACTCTGGTACTGCAATTTTTGGTAATCCCATTTCATCGACTCCTTAATATAAAATGATATTGTTATTAATTATTTAAATCTATCTGGTATCGGTATCCTATGTTCATTTGGTACAAAAAGTCCTACTGCATTCTTTTTAACTAAATTACCTGTTTTATCTTTTAATGTATTTATTGATGATAGTGGATCAGGTATATCCTCAGAACTTGTTTCAGTTGTATCGCCTTGTTCTTTAACTTCAACACCTAGACCAAATTGTTGTTCATAATATCTATAAGTAAATGTTATACTAACAGACATAACTTCATCATTTGTTCCATATGCTAATGGAATAGCTGCTAATGTTTTTGGAAAGGCTTCGTATAATGTAGTTATAGCTATTGTATTTTGCTGTCTGTCTAAATTCCTGATCCGTATTGCTGGTGATACATAGTGTTCAAAAAGTCCAACCTGATTTGTTGCTGGATTAATCATCCTCTTCATCCAGTTTTGAAAAATCTCAATTTCTTTCATATCTTCATGGACATAAAATTGCATTTCAACATCTTCATAAGTTTTTTGATATGCAATTGAATTGTAACCAGCCTGTGGCATATCTTTTTCTGTTGTTAAGATTGTTGTTCCCGGCAACGAGCACGTATGACAATTAAACATTAATCTTTTTATCAATACATTATTTCCTTCGCCTATAGGTGTAATCTCTACCTCAAATAAGTTCGGGCGAGCGAACGATTTCATATTTTTTGCAAAATCATCTAAAGATTGACCAGCCATTTTCTGCTCCTGTTATAAATACTTGTCTATACTGTATTTATAAGAGATATATGAAAAATTACCCTAGAGTTGGAAAATATAATGTCAAAAATAAGGAGAAATATGTAGGTAATCTCCATGAGTGTCACTATCGCTCTAGCTGGGAATTGAGATACATGAAGTATTTGGATGCTCGTCCAAATGTACTGGAGTGGGGCTCAGAGAATATAGTCATTCCTTACTATAATCCAGTTGAGAAGAAAACTAGGCGGTATTTTGTGGATTTTTATGTGAAAGTGGTATCCAAATCAGGACAGATAAAGAAGTATATTATTGAGATTAAACCCCATAGTCAATGTATACCCCCAAAGAAGCCTAAGAGAATCACCAATAAGTACAGAAATGCATTGAAGGCTTATGTAAGGAATCAATGTAAGTGGAAAGCTGCTAAGAAGTATGCAGAAAAGAGGGATTGGGAATTTATAGTTTTAACAGAAAAAGAGCTAGGAATCAGGTAAATCTATTATAAATAAGAGATATGGATAAATTAGTTAACATTCGGGGAATTGAAGGATACCTGTCATCAAAATTGATATCAGGTAATATGTATTATTTTAAATATAAAGCCAAAACTTCAAATATAGTATATGACGTTTATCCACTTATTTTTGTTACTAAAAGAATAGGTACATTAATAGAAGGAATTAATTTTCATTATTTTGATAACCAATTACGAATGAAAATTTTTAATTCATTAACCCCATTTCTAAGTGAAAACCAATTAACCTCGGATACAAGATTATTGGTGAAGGCATATAGAAAAATAATATTGGTATCGAAAAAACAGCGTTTAGCTAAAATATCATTTCATAGGTATAGACTTAAACGCGTAAGATCGGAAATTTTAAGAATACCTCCAAACAAATGGAAAGAGTCAATACCTATGAACATGGAACAATTTAAAACAAGTGCTGGAAAAATGGTAAAGAGTAACATCATATTCAGAGAATCAATGTTAAAATCTATAGGGAGAATGTAATGGCAGAAAGGTTCACAGATATGGCATCCCATTGGTCAACTGAAAACGAAGACCTTGGGGATAATAAATCACAGAATTCGGTTGAAAAAAAAGTTGCAGCTGCAAAAGCTACTAAAGGAGGTTTATCTTATCCAAGTGATTTAGCAGGCGGTCGTTTTTATCCAGAACAAATGAAAATTTCTATCTACGAAAGAGAGGGTGTTTCTTTAACAGAAGTTCAGAAGGTTGCTACGGAACACGCTCAGGCATTTATAGATAGTGGTAATAAACCGGCAAAGGAAAAGGGAGAGGATGCTGCAGCTAAAAATAAAAATAAACCAAAATTAGGAGAAGCTGTAAAAGGTGGTCTTGAAGCAGTTGGTGGTGTTTTTGTCAAAGGGGTGAAAGCAAGACAAGGACAAAATACAAAATTAATTAGAGAAATTTATTTACCTATGCCAAAAGAATTATCTCATGCTGAAGGCGTATCATGGCAAGCATCTGAATTGGGTTCTATAGGTGCATTTATGAAAGGTGATATGGATGCAGCAGCTGCTGCAACTGTATTGAGTAAAGCAGCTCTTGGCGCAGGTACTGCAGCAGGCGGAGTTATTGGTGCAATATTCGGAAGTGGGGCAGCTGGAGCAATTGGTGGTTATTTAGCAAGTGATAATCTACAGAAATCACTTGAATCTGCTGTAGGAATAAAAGCTAATCCATTCAAAGAACAAACATTTGAAGGAATAGAATTTCGTAAATTTTCCTTTTCCTATACATTTAATCCTAAAAATCAAACTGAAATAAAAGATTTAAGGAGTATAATTACAGATATTAGAGCGTATTCAAAACCATCATTTCGTTCAGGCGGTGGAATCTTTAATTATCCGCATGAGTTTTATATAGAATTTTTAACTAGAGATCAAAACGGGAATATGATAACTAATCCTCATGTACCAGAATTAAAATATTGTGTTTGTTCTAATGTAACAACAAATTTTGCTGGAAAAGAATGGAGAGCTTTTGCAGGAGGAGCTCCAGTTGAAATTTCATTACAAATGGATTTTGAAGAAACAGAATTGATTACTCAAAATGATGTCTTAGGTAACACTACTGTTGGTAGATTTAAAAACGATAAAGGATCATTCTAATGGCATACTTTAATTATTTTCCTAGCATATCATATGATGTGAGAGGTGATATAAAAAATCCAAGAATACAATCAATAACAAATGTACTTCAAAGAGTAAGAAAAAAGATGAATGTTATTAATGCTTCATTCTTTGAACAATATTTTATTACTGATGGAGATAAACCAGAAACACTCGCACATATGATATATGGTGATTCAACGCTACATTGGATTATTCTATATGCAAATTATATGACCAATCCATATTATGATTGGCCATTAACATATTATGATTTACAAAAGTTTATTGATAAAAAATACCCTAATAATAGAAATGGTATTCATCATTATGAAGATGAGATGGGATATATAGTTGACCTTCCAGAAGACTATAATCCAGATTCACAATATCCTAAAATCATAACAAACTTTTTGTATGAAGAAGAGTTGAATGATTCAAAAAGAACTGTTAATATTATTCGCGAAGAATATGTACAACAAATAATACAAGAGTTTAAATCAATTATGTCAAGATAATATTATGAAACAAACAAATACATCTGATATTTCCATATCTAAATTAGCAATTCATTCTGCTACTGGTGATTATGATCTTAAGCCACATTTTGTATCACTTAATATTTATGAAAATCTATATCGTCAATCATTAACAGCTGATATTACTTTATCTGATTCTGTAAATCTTCCATATCATTTAGCGTTAGTTGGGCAAGAAACTGTTAATATAGATATAAAACTTACTGGGTTTGAAGAGGGTAGTGCTATTGCTGAACAAGAGATAAGTATAAAGCCACCCCCATTTCATGTTATTAATATGAATAATAGGATTTATACTAAACCAAAAACTCAAGTGTTTACGTTATTATTGATATCAGAGCATTATATGAGTAGTTTACATTCTAAGGTTTCTAAATCATATTTTAATAAAACTATTGGAGAAATGGTATCTGATATATATTTAACTTACTTGGATGATAGAACACAATCTGAAAAAGATAATGGGTTGCGAGGACTATTTGTTGAACCAACAAATAGAGAGGAAAGATTTATTATACCAAATTTAAGTCCACTAGATGCTATAAGATGGTTATCAAAACGTACAGAACAAGATAGTGGATTTGGTGTTAATTATGTATTTTTTGAAACTGTAAGTCGTTCTTATTTTTGTAGTTTAAATTATTTACTTGAAAATCAAGAACCTCTTATGACATTTATATATAGACCTAGAGTTGACGATCCATCGGGTGTCGAATCTCTAGCCGAAGGTGTAGTAAAGATAGAAAGTTTTAGTTTTATGAAACAATTTGATAGAAGGCAGATTGTTGTTGATGGGGTTTATAGTTCTAAATTAATAACACATGATATTGTAACGAAGACTATAGAAGAGCATGATTATGATGGATATGCACAATGGGAAGAAATAAATCATCTTGGTAAATATCCTCCTCTTAGTGATTCAGATATAGATACCAAATCAGCTTCGGTTGTAAGAACATCTCATGCACCGCCTGGTTTAGTTGATTATCCAAATGATTCAAAAAGAATGTCTGGCCAGCATGATGGTGATGTAGATTTTTATCCCAAACATGATAATATGTATTCTCAAAATGCTAATGATGAATATGATAATTATGTTGAAGAATGGAGAGCTAGAAGAAAAAATCATATGGGTATCCATGATGCTGTAGGTATTGTTATCCAAGTAAAAGGTGTATCTTCTTTAAGAGTTGGACAAGTAGTTAAACTTATATTACCATCACCAGAAACATCAGAGGGTGATAAAAAAGCTGATACTGAGAATGATAAATTTCTTACTGGTAATTATATGATTAATGCAATCCAACATATTATTTCTGCTGGTAATGTTAATGATCCTAAAATTTCATATTTAATGAATATAGAATTATCTAAGGATGGTATGGAAGAACAAATAGCATATCGGGAATCGAGAAAGGAAGATTAATTATGTTTGGTGATTTTGTTTGGTGGCAGGGTGTTGTTGAAGATAGATTAGACCCATTGAAGTTGGGTAGATGTCGTGTGCGTATTCTTGGTTATCATACTGATAATAAACAGGATGGTATTGGTATACCTACAGAGCATTTGCCTTGGGCAACTCCAAGTCAACCAATAACATCTGCAGCTATGAATGGTATTGGTACTACACCATTGGGCCCAGTAGAAGGAACATGGGTATTTGGTTTTTTCCGTGATGGTAAGAACGCACAAGAACCTGTAATGATGTCAACCTTTGGTGGTATACCTCAAAAGGAATCAGACCCAAGAGTAGGTTTCAATGATCCTTTTGGTACTTACCCATTATCAAGTCATATTGAAGAACCAGATACAAATAGATTAGCTAGAGGTGGCGGTGCAAATCCAGTTCCATTAAAAGGAGATTTATTAGTTGCTAGTGCTGAAGATTCACCATCACTTGACCATAAAAGAAAATCAAGAACAAAATCAGTACCGATAGCGGATGCTGGTAATATTAGAACTACATCACCAAATACAAATGATAAACATTTATATCCGGCTGGTAGTGAAGACCAAGGCGGTGGTGATGATGGAATAACAAACCCTGATATTGATTCTACAAAATATACTGGAGCTGCAAAAGATACAGAGAAAACTTTACATTTTCATAGATGGAATGAACCAAATCCCAGATATGGTGGGGTTAAGGATAGTGATACAGAATATTTAGATATTATCATGGAATACCCAGCTGGAAGTGGAGAGCCTGGGTTAACATCTGTATATCCACATAATCATGTAAGGATGAGTGAGTCAGGTCATGTAGAGGAATGGGATGATACACCTAATGCAGAACGTATGCATAGATATCATACGTCTGGAACATTTGAAGAGATACAGCCAGATGGTACTAAGGTAACAAAAGTTGTTGGTAATGGTTATGAAATAACACTTGGAAATAAAAATGTCAGTATAACAGGGACTTGTAATGTTACTGTTAATGGTGATTGCCGTATGCTCTACAAAGGAAATCTAGTTCAAGAAATTGAGGGTGATTACCATTTAAATGTTCATGGTGATAAGAGAACTAAAATAAGTCAGAATGAAATCACAGAAGTATTGGCTGATAGAAAAGTAGTAGTCAATGGTAATTGTGATCTCAAAGTAGGTAAAGACCAAATCATAAACATTGATAAAGATAGAACAATTAATATTACTGGTAGTACAGCAGAAACTATTACTGGTGATTTAACAGAAATAACTTATGGTGATATGACTACTATTGTAGCAAAAAACAAAACTGCAATTTCTGTAGAAAATATGGATATTACATCTATAGGTGATTTGGGTATTTCAACAGATAGTAACTGTAATATAACTACTACTGGTAATACTGTATTCAAAGTATTTGGTACTTATGGCCAACAGATTACAGGTGCAACAAGATTGCAATATAAAAGTACATTGGATGAACGACATGAAGGGCATTATAAAATCTATACTGGTGATGATACCTCATCTGTTAGAGTATCAGGTAAGGTTGACCATTCTTGTCCAACTGTACGAACTGGAACAACTGCTTGTAACACAGCACAACCAGTATCATAAGGAGAGAATATGCCATTAACTTGTGGAATAACTGTAAATTTAAATAATCTAACGGGTGATCTTCAAAATCGAGCTCAAGCAATACTCAATATTAACTTGGGTACACCCGAAGGATTATCAGAAATTGCTGGAAAGATTCAAGGAGAGTTAAGTGCAATAGGTGATAAGATAGCATCTGTCGTAGTTATACCCCCATTAAATATTTCTCTTAGGGAAGAATTAGCTGCACTTGCTGCACTACCACTTGCAAGTCTTGCAGCTGCAGCAAAGATTATTTCTATTGCAGAAGAGTTTGCAGATGCAATAGGATTGCAGGGTTTTGTAAATTTAAATCTCAATGATTTATCTAAGTCAGTGTTTTCTTTATCTACTACATTTGACCCATGTAATCCAACAATACCAAATATACTAAAAGGGCCAGATGGTACATTACAGAAATTACCATCTATTCAACCCATACTTGGTTCAACTGAAGCTGCACTTAAAGTTGCAGTACCTAATCAGACAACTATAGATAATCTTGCACTATCCCTTAGTGATAATTTGGATATTGCAGCTGTAGATGTTTCTAAAGCAGCAGCTACTATTCAATCAAATGTTACACCTGTTATAACAGGTATGGGTAATATGGTAAGAAAATTACCTACTGGTGAAGAGGTAATTGAAACAAGGGATAGTTTTATAGCTAGGATTAAACAAGAACGATTGGAATTATTAAGTGAAAGTGATACAACTGAAATAGATGCACTAACACAGGATGCATTCTAAAAAGGAGTCATAAAATGAAAGAATCGGGTAACTGGTCAAATGATTCACAAGCTTTCACTAAAATGTGTATATTGGAATCACAGCTAGAATCTAAAGATACTGAGTACGCTGCACTCAAGCAAGAAAACTTATTACTCAAAGCAGAGGTAGAACGACTACAAAAGTTAGTTGATACATTGACTACAAAAGACGGTATAAATAGTAATAACGAAGTATTCGATAGGTTCAAATAAAAGGAGCTGAAATGAAAAAGGTTATTTTCACCATAGCACTATGGTTTTGTTTAACATCAACTGCATATGCTGCAGAGATGCTTATGTTCTCCATGAAGTCGTGTGGATATTGTAGAGCATTTCTTAAAGAGGTTGCACCAACATATGCTGATACAGAACACGCTAAATTATTACCACTACGAATCATTAGCATGGATCAAGCAACTGCACCTAAATGGTTCGATGAAGCATATACAGATAAAAGAATTGACCCAATAGTGGGTACACCAACATTTGTTATATTCAACAATGGTACTGAGGTAGCACGCCTTATTGGAT